CACGCTATGAAGGGCTGTCACAAACTCTTGAGGTACAAAAGCAACGTGTGCAAGCGTTGCAACATGAACGTGAAGCGATGCAGAACGAAATGCGTTCTAGTACCACTATCACTAAAGAGCAGACCGATGATTTAAATCATCTAGATAGAAGTCTGACCAGTGCTACTAATAAACTGACCAGTCTATCTAATCAGCAGACGCGTGCTAAGCAATCATTTGAATATGCTAGTTCTGGGCTGAAAGAGCTTCGCGATGAGTATTACACCAATAACCGAGCAATTGACTCCCACATTGAGAAGCTTAAAGCTGAGGGAAATACGGCAGAAGCTCAGAAGGTCAAATTGGCTGGTCTAAAGCAGTCACTGGCAAATCTGGCTAAACAGCAAAGTACTACTAAGAAATTAGCAGATGAAGCTGCCAAGTCTGAAGGCGAAAATTCTAACCTTTATCGTCGCCGAATCACTGATTACAACAAAGTCAGTGCGGCGATGATTCGGGCAAGAAAACAAGCGTCAGAATTATCTCATGCTTTGAATCCACCAGAAACATCTGGTTGGGATTTATTCAAACGTAAGATCCTAGATGTAGACGGGGCAGAAAAGCAAGCCGCTCAACATGCCCAACGTATTAAAGGTGTTTTTAGTGGAGCTTTTCTGGGTAATCTGACGGCTTCAGTTCTTCCCAGCTTACAGAATGAACTGCAACAGATAACCACAACTGGTATGAAAGCCGCTCAAGTTGGCATGGCTATGCAGGCTCGTTGGAAAAACATTGGAGTGAGCGCTACTGGTATCAAGCAGTTAAGCAACCAAGTTGGCCAGTTGAAAGCAAACACTAATTTAACTGCTCAATCTGTTAACGCTTTGCAGTCACGTTTTTATGGTATGACGCATAGTGTCAAACAAACACAAATCCTGACTAAAGGGGTAGCAAGTTTAACTGATCAGTTGAAGCTATCAGATAAGCAAGCGAACGCCTTTGCTGGTGGCCTAAGTCGGATTGAATCATCTGGCAAAGTAACTAGCAGTTCATTGGGACGGTTAGAGAAACAAGCGCCTGGATTAACGGCGGCGATGTCCAAGGCTTCTGGGATGAGTCAGCAAAAGTTCAAAGAGCTAGTTGATTCCGGTAAAATGACAACCGATCAATTTAACGGATATCTAAAAACGGCCGCCAAGAACTATAACAGTAACTCAGCGGCGTTTGGTAAGTCAGCGGCAGGAGCTCAGCATAAGATACGAGCTGAATGGACAACTACTCAAGCGGCATTAGCTAAACCGCTGGTTAAGGTTGAAGCTACTGGTCTGAACCAGCTAAGCAAAGCGCTGGAAAATAAAGATACCCAACGAGGATTGATTATCTTGGCTTCTGGTTTTGCGAAATTAGCGGTCAATGCTGCTAAAGCGTTAGCTATCTTAGCTCGGCATCAAAAAGTGGTCATTGGAGTAGGTGCTGCTTTCCTTGGTTTAGTTGGTACGTTAAAAGCGTTGCGAATCGTGGCAAGTGTTATTACCACCTTCAAGACTCTTTCTGGAGCAATTAAGGCGGTAACAGCTTCGCAAAAATTGTTAAACCTAGTAATGAAGGCTAACGCCTTTATTCTGATAGTTTCTGCAATTGCAGCCTTGACAGTTGCACTGGTACATTTGTACCAGCACAACAAGAAGTTTCGAGCTTTTGTAAATGGAATTGGTCGTGGCCTCAAGAAACTTGGTAAATGGTTTGTTGATGTCGGTAAAGGTATTATCAAAAGTGTCGGGAATCTGCACAAGAAACTCTCTCGTGGTTGGAATAACTATTGGAAGGAACAGGGCCGCAACCAGCGTGCTCAACAGAAACAAGAAGCCCGATATCAAGCTCAACGCCGTAAACAGGATCAGCGAGCCTGGAATGCGATGAAGCGGAATGCTTCACAGGGATGGAAGTCGATTCAACGGAATACTTCCAACGGTGTTAAGAAAGTTGGTAACTGGTATAACAACATGAACCGAACAACCGGTCGTGCTGTTCAGAACATGGCTCGTAATCACCCACGTACGTTTGGCAATATGTACAAAGTAATTGAAGATCGAACACGTACTTGGCATGATTTAACAACTGGGCATTGGTCCCGATTAAAGGATGATACTGGTCGTCTAGCAAGGGATCAGTCACGAGCTAATAAGGGTATCTTTGGGGATATGTATAGTTCCATCAATAATAAGACTGATGGTGGACTCGGCAAGGTCGTGGGTTCATGGAAGAGTCATATGTCCCAAATTGGAGATGCAATTGCAACCGGTAGGCAAAAAGCTGGAAGAGCGATGGCCAATCTAGCGAATACCGTCTTGAAACCGTTCAAGATCATGATCAATGATATCCAAGACGGTATCAACTGGGTTCTTAGCAAGATTGGGGCCGGCAAGCTTGGCGGATCTTGGTCTGCTGCCATTCCAACGTTTGCCACTGGGACTGCCGGTAACCGTGATGGTTTGAAGAAGTCCACAATTGGCATGGTCAATGATGGTGTCGGATCACACTGGCGCGAGTTGTATTCCTATAAAGGACAGGTAGGGGCATTCCCAAACAAGCGGAACTTTATCACGTTCCTGCCAAAGGGAATGTCAATCCTGAACGGTGAGGACAGCCATAAGCTGATGTCCACAGTTGGTCTGCCAAAGTTTGCTAACGGTATTGGCGATTTCTTCAGTGGATTAAAGGACGATGCTGAAGGCTGGATGGACAATGCTGAGAAGATCATGAAACATCCAGTTGAGTTTATGGAACATGCGTTTTCTAAAAAACTCGGTGGATTGAGTAGTGGAATCAAGTTTGCACAGTCAATGATCACACACGTTCCAATCTATGTTGCTAAACATATGGAAGAATGGGTTAAGAAACAATTTGCAACGCTTACTAATCCAGGTGGAGCTGGTGTTGCACGTTGGCGACCTTATATCGTTCGTGCATTTAAACAATTAGGCGTAGCTCCTGCTAGTTGGAAGGTTGCTAAGCTGCTTCGGCAAATTCAGACTGAATCCGGCGGTAATCCTAATATAATGCAGCAAATTCACGATGTTAACTCAGGTGGTAATGAAGCACGTGGGTTACTTCAATTTGCTGGTTCTACTTGGGCTGCGGACGCTTTACCAGGTCACACTGACTGGCGGAATGGTTTTAATCAAATCTTAGCTGCAATCCACGTCTTGGAGCGTGGTGGTGAAGGTGGCTGGGGTAACGTTGGTAATGGTCACGGATGGGCCAATGGTGGAAAGGTATTTCAACATGGTCTATATGAAGTTGCCGAACATAACAACCCAGAAATGATTATTCCACTGACCGCTTCCAAGCGTGGCCGTGCTTATCAGCTATTGTCTGAGGTAATGGCCCAGTTCAAGCATGAAGATGGACCCGCTCAGACAACACGAGACGACAAAGTAGCAGTATTGCTTAATGAAGTTAGTGAGTTAAAAGATACTGTTAAAGAGTTAGTTAATTTGCAGATTGAAACAATCAAATCTCAAAACGGAACCACTAATGCAGTTATTAATACCGCTCAAACTCCACAAGATCGGTATAAGCAAGATGCCCAAAATGGTCAATTACTTGGCTATCAAAAACTTAATGGAGGTATTGCATAATGACTCCTAAAATTTGGATATCGATTGACGCACAACCAGAAATAGACTTAACTAAGCTATTTCCTTTTGTAGATTTC